AGAGCCACCGTTGCCACCGTTGCCAATACGTTGCCACAACAAAAGGAACGCGGTCAATCCAGCGTTGCCAACGTTGCCTCTCTCTATAGAGAGGCACGAATGGCAACGGTGACCCATGCCAATGGGCTGTCAGTCTCTGATCTGGTCCCAATACCCGAGTCTTTTGCACCCCGGGGGGTCGGGGGGCTTACTGTTCCTTTCTCTCTCCCAAAAATCCGGGGGAGAAAATGACTGCTGAAACGGTGATCCAGTTTCTCGAAACCCTGCGAATTCCCGAGGGGCCGATGGCTGGTGAGCCTCTGGTGCTGGCGGAATATCAAAAGCGGTTCATCAGCGGGGCCATGGCTGATGGCGTGATGGTTGCGCTGCTGTCCATAGGTCGCGGAAATGCCAAGACTGCTCTGGCGGCGGGCATCGCGCTCGGCAGTCTCATGGGTATCTGGGATGCGCAGCCCCGGCGTGAAATCCTGATGGCGGCGCGCAACCGCGATCAGGCGAAAACCGCTTTCGGCTTCATGGTTGGATTCATCGGCGGGCTGTCGGAGGAAGAGCAGGAGCTTTTCACGATCCGGCGCGGTTCGCGGCTGGAAATCGAATACAGCGCCAATGGCGGCGGGCTGGCCCGGTGCATCGCGGCTGATGGGCGTTCAATCCTTGGCGGCGCGCCGACACTTGCGGTTCTCGACGAGCGTGCGGCATGGGAAAAGGAAAAGGGCGACACGCTCGAAAACGCGATCCTGTCTGGCCTTGGCAAACGCGCTGGCCGGGCGCTGATCATATCGACATCTGCACCAGACGACACAAACACCTTTTCCCGGTGGATGGATGAACCCCCGCCGGGCTGCTTTGTGCAGGAACATAGGCCCTCGCCGGGGCTTCCGGCTGATGATCTGGATAGCCTGCTGATTGCCAACCCCGGCGCGGCTGAGGGCATCGGGGCGTCTGCGGAATGGCTGGTTGCACAAGCCCGGCGCGCGATTGCGCGGGGCGGCTCTGCGCTGTCCAGTTTCCGCAATCTCAACCGCAATGAACGTGTGGCATCTGACGACCGATCGGTGCTGCTGACGGTTGACGAATGGCTGTCTGCCGAGGTCAACCCCGACGATCTGCCCGAGCGTTCCGGCCCCTGCATTCTGGGCGTTGATCTGGGCGGCAGTCGCAGCATGTCGGCGGCGGCGTTCTACTGGCCCGACACGGGGCGTCTTGAGGCTCTGGGCACCTTCCCTGCCTTCCCGGCTCTGGCGGATCGTGGCGCTGCTGACGGCGTTGGCGGGCGTTACGGCGAGATGCACGACCGGGGCGAATTGTCGGTGATGGGCGAAAACACGGTTCCGCCGGGGCCATGGCTTGCCGAGATTGTGCGCAAATTGGACGGAGCCGATCTGGCCTGCATAGTCGGTGACAGATTCCGCCATGCCGAGTTTACCGAGGCGATGAATGCGGCAGGCCTGCGGGTGCCGTTTATCTGGCGCGGCTTTGGCTGGAAAGATGGCTCTGAAGATATCGAGCGGTTCCGCCGGGCGGTGTTTGACGGTGAGGTGGCGGTGGCCCCGTCGCTGCTGCTGCGTTCTGCTTTCGCGGATGCGATCACTCTGGTCGATCCGGCAAATAATCACAAGCTGGCGAAAGCCCGCTCTCTTGGCCGCATCGACGCGGCGGCGGCAACCGTCCTGGCGGTGGCTGAGGGAATGCGGCGCAAGGCGCGACCGGAGCCACGCGGGGGGCGCATCGCATGGGGATGAAGCGCCGAGAATGGGCGAACCACAGCGCCAAGGTCTGCCGCTCGCCACGCTGGAAGGCGCTGCGGATGCAGGCGCTTGAGCGTGACGGCTGGCAATGCGTCCTGTGCCGGGAACGACGCGGGCTTGAGGTCGACCACGTCCTGCCGGTGCGGACGCATCCCGAATTGAGTTTCGTTCTGGGCAATTTGCAGTGCCTCTGCGGTCGCTGTCATTCCCGGAAAACACGGCTTGAGATCGGGCATGTCGCCCTGTCTCCACAGCGCCAAGCATGGCGCGATCTGGTGCGCGATATGCGCCACAATAAGGAATTTCACGATGCTTGAATCTCTGAAAATCACCCGGCGTCAGTCGGAAATCCGTCAATCCCTCGCGGGACTTGTCGGCAAGGAAAAGCCTTCCGAGGATGAGGTGCGTTCGCTTGAGGCAATGGACCTTGAGTTTCGGAACAACGAAACCCGGTTTCGGGCGGCGCTGATCACCGAAGATACCGAACGTCGCGACGCCGGGGCCGAACTGGAAACCCGTTCCGACCGTCAATTTTCCGATCTGGTCGCGGCATTCGAGGTGCGCCAGATCATCGGGGCATTGAACGAGGGTCGGGTGCTGACTGGCCAGACGGCAGAGGTTGTCGAGGAACTGCGCAACAGCGGCGGCTATCGCGGTATTCCGGTTCCGCTGATGGCACTCGAACAGCGGGCCGGTGAAACCATCGCCAGCGGCACTCCTGACCCGATCCAGACGCGCCCGATCATTGACCGGCTCTTCCCCGGCTCTGTCGCGGCGCAGATGGGCGCGCAACTGATCCAGATCGGCAGCGGTGCTGTTGAATGGCCGGTGACGACATCGGCGGTGACGGCAGGATGGGCCGATGGTGAGCTTGCCAACGTGGCCGGGCCGACCGTCTACTCCACGACCGACAAGGCGTTGAAGCCCGAGCACAACCTTGGCATTCATATGCGGATCAGCCGCAAGGCCATGATGCAATCGGGCGATGCTCTGGAATCTGCGATCCGGCGCGATATGGCGGGCACCATGGCTGCGGAGCTCGACAAGGCAATCTTTCTTGGCACCGGGGCCAATGGGCAACCGATGGGCATCATTCCCGGCGTGGCAACCTACGGCATCACGGCAACGCCGGTTGGCGCGGAAATCACCAATTCGGTGTTTCGCGCGGCGGTGACGCGGTTCCTTGTGGCCAACGCTGCGAACGGGCCGGGGGCGGTGCGGTTGCTGGTGCGCCCCGAGGCGTGGAATTATCTCGATGAACAGCAGTCCATCCTGCCCGATCTGAGCGAATGGGACCGGCTGCTGCGCTTCATTCCGGCGGGCAATATCGCCATGTCAACCAATGCGCTTGCGGCACCGGCCGGCAGTCCCTCTGCTGTCTCTGCGCTGCTGACCACGGCGGCGGGTGGTATTGCCCCGATCTTTGTGGGGCTTTGGGGGGCAATGGATATGATCCGCGACCCCTACACCGACGCGCAATCGGGCGGCGTTCGGATCACGGCTTTGACCACGGCGGACGTGACGGTAGCGCGGCCTGCGCAGCTTGAAGTCCTGACCGGGCTTCAACTGGCGGCGGCTGCCTGATGCTCTGGGGCGGCGTAGCATACGGCGGCGGGCTGGAACTGCGCCGCGAAAGTGATGGGGGTGTCCGGTTATCCGGGCACTTCCCCTATGGCGAACCTGCTGTCCTTTCGGATGGCGGGCGCACCGGCAGACCACAAAAGGAAATCATCGCGCCGCGCGCTTTCGCCTATCGGGTGGATGATCCGAAAGAGGATATTCACCTGCTGGTCGGTCATAGCTTTGATGCGCCGCTTGCATCGAAGGGCACCGGCACGTTGCAGTTTACCGACACCGACAACGCCCTGACATTCCGGGCGCTGATCACGCGCCAGATTGCCGATACGACGCATGGGCGCGATGTGCTGGCGCTGATCGGCGCGGGGCTGGCGGTCGGCATATCGCCGGGGTTTCGCATTCCGCCGAAACGCGCGGTTGCAGAGGCCGAAACGGTCGAGGATGAGCCGGACCGGCCCGATCAGGGGATGCACCGGGCGGTCATCCGCACAGTGCGGGCGGCGCTGCTTTATGAGATGAGTGTCGTGACCCGGCCTGCCTATCCCAAGGCGCAGATCGAGGCGCGGGACTGGCAACTTCTGTCCTTTGAGGGCGAGAAGTCCGGCCTGCACCGCACCCTGAACCGATGGAGGGCTTGAGCATGGCTTGCACCTTGAAACAGGTCGAGGCGATTCCCGCGACCTATCCCGCAACACAGGATGGCCTGTCGGTCGAGGCGGCGGCACTTGACCCGGCAATGATCTGGCAACGGATCGAAAGCTACATCGCGCATCGGTGGACGGCGCGGGCGGTGGTCTGGACGGTCGAGGGGCCGGGGGAATGGGAACCGCCCCTGACACCGGCAACCGTCTCTGAGGTCGAGGTCTGGGACGGCACGGCATGGGCGGAAGCCTTCCCCGCTGCATCGGCGCTGGGAGGCTATGATCTGGCCTGCGCAGGGCCTTACCGGATCACGGCAAGCGTGGGGGCCGGAACTGTCCCTGCGGCTGTCAACGGCGCTTTCAGGCGGCTTGCAGAATACTCGGCTGAGATTGACAGCAATGGCATGGTGCCGGGGCATCCGTCGCACTCCTCGCATTCCGTCGACATCGGCGGCGCGATCAATGAAACCTTTGACCGGCCTGCCACCTGGGCGGCACGGGCGATGCAACACAGCGGCGCGGCGGACCTGTTGCGCGCATATCGGAGGGCAGGCTGATGTGGCCATTCAAGCGGAAAACTGAAATCGAAACCCGCGCATCCGGCACCGGCTACACGGCGCAGATCATGGCGGCGCGCGAGTCCTATATCAGCGGCGTGTCGGGCATCGGTGAACTGACTGCCACGGTGCAAAGCTGCGTGTCGCTCTGGGAAAACGGGCTGTCTTATGCGGATGTGACGGGCACCGATCTGCTGTCCCGGCATGTCATGGCGATGGCAGGGCGGGCATTGGCGCTGCGCGGTGAATGCGTGTTCCTCCTCCGTGAAACCGGACTGGTGCCTGCGGTTGATTGGGAACTGGCCACGCGCGACGGCACACCCACGGCTTACCGGCTCACCATCCCGGAAGCGGGCGGCGGGCGCACAGAGACGGCGCTTGCGGCAGAGGTGCTGCACTTCCGGCATGGCTCGGACGTAGGCACTCCCTATCTCGGCGCAGCGCCCCTGCGCCGCGCCAGTCTCACGGCGGGGCTGTTGCAGACAATCGAGGCGGCACTGTCAGAGGTCTATCAGAACGCGCCTATCGGTAGCCAGATCGTGCCCATGCCGGAAATGCCGCAGACCGACATGGACGCGATGGCGCGCGGGTTCCGAGGCAATCGGGGCCGGGTGCTGATCCGGGAATCGGTGAACGTCTCGGCGGCGGGCGGTCCTGCCCCGGCGCAGGATTGGAAATCGGCGGACGTGACGCCGGACCTGTCGCGGGCGATGACCAAGCAGAGCCTGGACGCGGCGCGGGATGCGATCTGCGCGGTGTTCGGGGTTCTGCCGGGGCTGATGAACAGCGCCACGACCGGGCCGATGGTCCGGGAGGCGCAGCGTCACCTTGGCGGATGGATGCTGCAACCGCTGGCCATGCGGATGGCAGAGGAATGCAGCGCAAAGCTGGGGGCCGATGTGATGATCGACATCATGCGACCTACTCAAGCCTATGACGTGGGCGGGCGGGCGCGGGCGCTGTCAACCGTCATCGAAGCGATGGCACGGGCCAAGGAACTGCAACTGACTCCGGCAGAGGTGAATACCGCAATGACGCTGGTCAACTGGGGGCCGAACGACAACGCGGCATAAGAGACAGGCAGGTTGCGCCGTGCGGAATGTCCATAGGCCGCAAAGCAACCCCGTTAGTCGGGCGGTGGGTAAACTCCGACAAAGCGCGGCCTATCCCTCCTTAAGGCGCGGCGCAGATCGGCACGCTCTGCATGGCGGGGCTGATCGGGGCCGGGGGGCGGATGCTTCCCGGCCTTCAACTTGCGGGCGAGCGGGTGAGTGAAATGGGCGCACCTAAAGAGTGGGGCAAAGACGGAATTAGAGGCGGGCGACCGCCTTGAATTAGGGCGCACCGAAGCCCCGCGCGCGTAGGCGCACCCCCGCACCCCCGCCATTCTCTTCGATGAACTCCACCCCGGCAGATTCGAGCGCGGCGCGGATGGCTGCTGTCGCGTGACCGGGGCCGGTTGCATCGGTTTCGGCTCTTGTGATCGTGTTTCGATGCACCCCGGCCTTTTCAGACAAGTCTCGAACCGTCCAATTCAACAAAGCCCGCGCCGCTCTAATTTGTGCACTTGTCACCACGGCTAGCCTTCTGTTATGGTGCCTGTGTCACCATATCACAACAGGAGAACATGACAATGGAAAACAACGACCCGACTTCCGGGCACGATACCGGCTTGCCCAAAACCCTGTCCGACCTGCAATCGGATGCTATTTATCTTCACGCGATGGCTCAAGGCATTGATGCGCTCTACGACACATTGCGCCCCGAAATATCTCCGGCAAGCAATTCTATGCCTGCCATGTTTCAAAGCCTGATCGAGCGGGCGCGACGATTGGCGGATGATCTGGAAACGCTGGAAAGCGCGGCAAAGCGGCAGGTGCAGTCATGAACCGCCGTGACATCATCTGCGCTGCCCCTGCGGTTCTTATCGCGGGCGCTGGCGGCGCTGATATCGCGGCGGCACCGGCGGACCCTTATCGCGCCATTCAGCACCACATTGCCGAGGCGGTGCGCCTGCTGCGCGAAACTGCGCCCGAGGGCTTCGAGGTGATGGAAATTTATTGGCTTAACTGCCGGGGGCCAGAAGCACCCGATGACCTGATCTGCCAAGCGCGCGGCGATGAGGCGCAGGACTATGGCCGGGCCATGTTTCGCCCCCGGTATCGGTCGGAGTGGTCGATTCTGAAACCGCCCCGGATATTGGGGTGAGAAAGGGGCTTGGAAATAGGTTTCATTGAAACTACTATCTACCTCAAATATCATAGGAGTTACCTCAATGAACAAAATGCAGAAGGCTGCGCTCGATTATCTTTACACAAATTGGCACAACGGCATGGCGGGGGGCAGCGACACTGCCGAAATTTTGGGAATGAACCCGAACACGCTGAAAACGCGCATAGCCCGCAATCAGGCTATGGTGATGCGGGAACAGGGAGGCGATACCGCAAAGCCGCTTAGGTTCTCCGGGTTTCATCTGATCTTCAACCTGATCCAAGACCGGATGATGCGTTATGGCTTTTCGTCGGGAAGCGAGGATGAAGCCACGCAAACGGCGTATAGCTATGCCGAATGGGTGATGGAGAACGTTCTGTCCGGCGAACACAAAACGAATGCCGTGTTGCGGCTGAAAAAGGATTCGAGCGGGTTTGAGCAGGTGATGCTTTACGAGGACGGCGACGTGATGGATTGGACCGGCGATGCTGTGGTTGCTTTTCCGATTGGAACGATGGCTGTCCGAATCGCCTTTTCCATGTTGATGCGCAACGGCGATGTCGATGCCCTGCTAAAGCTGGCCAAATCCGACGAATGACCAACCGCCCCGTCCCTTTATTTGCCGGTGAGACGAACGCGGCGGCGCTTCTGGATATGAAGCCTGCCGAGTTTCGCGCGCTGGTCGAGGGCGGGCACCTGCCCCGAGGCAAAGAGATTGCGCCGGGCTTTGTGCGGTGGGACGTGCCTGCTTTGCAGAAGATCCTCAAGGGTGAGGCGGCAGAAGGGGAAATGGAATGGGACTGAAAAAATATCTCTTCCGGCCCAAGCCGGGCTTTGTCTATGTCAGGATCAAGGGCAAGTATCTGGGCCGGATCACTGCGCCGGAAGGATCGGCCGAGTTTGACCGGCAGTATTGGGACATTCTCAACGGCAAGGCGATGGCAGCCCGCACGTCCTGGACGGCGTTGATTGCCAGCTATCGCCGTTCTGATCGGTGCACCGGCCTCAAGCCCCGCACCCGCTCTGACTATGAACGGGTGATGATCTACATCGAGGAAAAGAACGGGGCCAAGGACATGACGCGCCTGACCCGCAAGGACGTGATTGCGGCGCAGGACAAGAACCGTCACCGGGTGCGCTTTGCCAATTACATTCCGCAAGTCATGTCTGTGCTCTGCGAACATGCAATCGACCTTGGCTGGATCAAGGAAAACCCGGCAAAAGGCGTCCGGCATATCAAGACCCCCGATGACAAGAAACAGGATCATATCCCGTGGACCGATGCAGCCGTGGCCAAGTGGCGGACGGAAGCTGCGCCGCTGCCTCGGCTGATCTTTGAACTTGGCGTGGGCAGCGTCCAGCGCCCCGGCGATCTGATCGGGTTCCGCTGGTCGGACTATGACGGCGATGTGCTGCTGCTGCGCCAGAACAAGACCGACAAGCCATTGGCCCTGCCCTGCACATTGGCGCTCAAGGCTGCACTGAACGGGGTGACTGACAAGCGCGGCCTGACGATCCTGACAAAGGAAAAGGGGCAACCCCTGACCTATCGGCGCTTGGCCGAAATCATGCGGGCCGAACGCACCCGACTGGGCCTGCTGACCTATGACCTTCACGCGCTGCGATATCGCGGCGTGATGGAACTGGCATGGGCCGGATGCACCGATGACGAGATCATGGCCTATAGCGGTCACGCTTCAAAGGACATGGTGCGCAAGTATGCAGGCGAGGCGCGGCAGATCATGCGGGCACGTCAAGCACGGGAAAAGCGGCAATGAACAGAACAAGCACAGAACAAGAACCTGATAACCGGACTGATAACCGCTTGACCCTCGCTGCGCCGATCCTTAATGAACACAATCAGTTGGCGGGTGGGCAGGCAGGCTATGCACCGGATTGCAAATCCGAGAAGACCGGTTCGATTCCGGTACCCGCCTCCATACATTTCATTGCGTTAGCCGGTTCGCCCATTTTAGGGCT